TCGGTGGCGCTCTCTTCGTCGTCGGACTCGAGCAGCTCAGCGAGTGTCGTTTCAACGGGCGTGGTCAAGCGGCCTCCATGAGCGTCGCGACGCCGGACGCATCGAGCGTGAACACGCGCTCGAAGGGCCCGTCTGCGTCGGTGATCGAGACGAGAATTCGCAGGCTGCGCGTGGCCGCGACGTAGCTGGCCTCGACGCGCGCGGAGAGCATCCGCTCGTCCTGCGCGAGCTGCTGTTGCAGCGCGGTCGCGTTCGCGCGGAGCTGCGCGTCAGAGACCGGCCCGTCGAGGATCGCCCCGAGGTCCGAGCCGTACGACGGCGCCCACCAGAGCGCGCCGCGTGGCGTGCTCATGCGCCGAGCTACCGACTCCAGGAGCACTCGACGGCCGCTTTGTGGCTCTAGAAGCTCGTCGAGGTCAGGGAAGGTCGAGATGTCCGAGCCGAAGTCAGCCATTCGTGAGACCCTCGGGTCATGTATCCGGGGAAAAAGGGCAGCCCGTTGGACCCGCGCGCGGTCGTGGCGACAGCGCTGGTGGTCGTTGGTGGGCTGGTGGGGCTTGCGTCAGGCGGGCAGACAGAGAACCCGCGCGCGGCGCTCGATGCTGGCCAAGTCGTTGACGCGACCGCGCCAGATCCGCCCCCGGAAGACTCAGGGCCACCGAAGCCGTACGATCATCGTCCGGTCATTCGACTGCGCCCGCAGATTCACGACGACCCAGCGGAGCCCGCAGCGGGGCAGTGCTGGGTCAACGGTCACCAGAGGAGAGGCACATGGGTAAGTGGGTACTTCCGGCGCTGTCGTTGATGCTTGTGGCCTGCGCCCCGCCGGCTGAGCCGCGAGACGCCAGCGCAGACCGCCGCGTCTTGCGACCGGACAGCGCGCCCGACGCTGAAGAGCCGGTGTTCGAGGACGTGTTCTTTCCGCCGGTCGATGCGCCTTCGATCGATAGCGGGGCCGAGCTCGACGCGACCGCGCCCGACAGCTCGAGCCCCACACCCGACGCCCGGCCCGACAGCGCGCCGGATGCCCGCGACGCTGGGAGCGACGCGAGGGATGCAGCGCCCGACGCGTGCCCAGCAAACGGCTACATGGACGTTTCGACGTGGGAACCGTGCGGCAACATCTGCTGCCCATTCATCGGCCGGTGCCGCATCGACATCAACGACCGTCCCTATTGCCAGGGTTAGCCGGTCTTCAGCTTCGGGCTCGCACTGGTGATGGTGCCGATGGTGCCGCCCACGATCGGGGTGAGCGTGACGCCGAGCCCCGTAAACGCGGTGGCGACGGCGTCCATCCAGGTCGTCATCGCGGTGTTGCGACCAACGGAGTCACCCTCGCGCGCTACACCCTTCGCATCGCCGCCGAGCGCGATCGCCGAGCCTGCGTTGATCTCGACACGATCGGGCGTGGTGCCCGCAAGCGCCCACGGCAGCGCGTAGGGCCGCGCGGGGTCGCCGCCCTCGAAGCCGATGAGCACCCGCACGGAGCGTGCTCGAATCGCAGCCAGCGGAAACAGCACTTTCGCTCCTGGGTACGGAGCGACGAGCGGAACGTCGACCAACGCGGGAATGACGCGCTCGTCCTCTGCCTCGTCGGGCTGCGGTTCTACGTCGACGTTGCCGGTGCTCGTTGCCTGCGATCGCACGATCGCCGGATACAGCGCGAGCAACGCGCGTTCGCACGTCGCCTCCCGCGCGAGTCGCTGAATCCCGCTCGTCACCACGTCGCCCGCGGTCCGAGCCTGGGCCTGCGTGCGCACGATGGCGCGCAGTCGATCGGGGCGCGCGTCGATGCGAACCGAGACCACGTCGAGACCTTCGAACACAGAGCCGGGCTCGATGGCCAGGAGTTCGGCGACGGTCGTGGCGCTGACTTCGACCTCGCCGCGTGCGGGGCGCTTCGAGAGCACCTCCACTCCGGGCGCGATCACGTCGAGCCACGAATCCGCGCCGAGCCAGAGCGAGCCATCGTAGCGAGTGCGCCACGTCCAGCCCTTTGGCAGCGCCGCGCGCAGGAGGTGACGCAGGGTCGAGACAACGTCTTCACCGCCGACGCGCACCCACGCCGCGAGCTCGCTCGACACCTCGGCGCCGAGGTCATCGGCGAGGGTCGATCCGCTCTCGCGCGCCACGTCCGCGAGGATCGTACGCACCTGCGCTCCGCGGTAATAGCGCGGCGCGAGGATCGTCCCGAGGCGGCCAGCGCCGCCGACGAGGCGCACCTCTGCGCGCTCGTACGGGGCCTCGGCGCGCAGGACGTACCCGCGCAGGAGCACCGTCCCGCTCGCGTCGGTCACGTCGAGCACGCCCGAGGGCACGTCGGCCGAGTCGATCACGAGATCCGCCGTCCACGCGCCCTCGCGGTGCGCTTCGATGACGGCCGAGACGACGGGCGATCCGTTGCAAACGAGCTCGCTCATGTGCCGGACCTTCGCGCGCGTGGGCTGGTGGGCGCCGAGGGGATCGCAGCGCCGGGCCCGAGCGAACCATCGCGCTGCGTCTCGACGACGGACGCGACGGGCGGCGCGGTGGGCGTCTGCGTATCGCCACCAGCGCGCCGCGGCGCGGGCTTGTACTGGATCGCCTCGAACCCGGCCTTGAAGATGCCAGCGGTGCCCGAGTGCTCGATGCTGCTGATCGACTCGACCACGACGGCCGAGACACCCACGGATTCGAGCGCTGGGTGATAGATCGAGACCGCGTCGCGACGACGGCCCGCGCGAGGCTGGATCACGTCGAGCAGCTCACCCCACGTGCGGAAGTGATCCGCGGTCCACAGCAGGACCGTGACCGTCACTTTCGCGAGGTCATAGCCCTTGTCGACGATGCGCCCGCCCGAACTGCCCGCCGCGCTCTTCGTATCGAGCTTTCGGCCCGGCTTCGCCTTGGGGTACTCGCGCAGGCACGGGAGCGCGCGGTCCGCGACAATCACCGTGTCCCACGCGACGGGGTCAGCTTGCGGAAAGAGGATGTTCACGCTGCTCGCTCCGTTCGCGTTCCGAGCTCGCGCGCGACGTGCGACGCGATGACCGCGCCCCACTCGTCCGCGTCCGCCCCTTCGGGGGCAGTGACGTTGATCGTGAGCGCGAGCGGGCCGCCGCCGCCAGCGCGCGCAGCGGATGCCGCACGAGCACCGACGGCGCCCACGTCGACCATCGAGCCAACCGCCGAGCGAACGCCGCCTGTGCCGCCCTCGATGCCGATGGCGAACCCGTCGGCGACGTGTCCGCCGAGCTGGGCGAACACGCGCGAGGGCGAGCGGATGCCGAGCCGGTCTTTCACGACCTGCGGCAACATCGACGCGAGGGAGCGGATCTGCGCGAGCAGCGCTTCCCAGGCGCCCGTGATGCCGGCTTTGAGGCCGTTCACGATCGCCGTACCGATGCCGCTGAACGTGAGCTCGACGTTCGAAAACGCGCCGATGAGGCGGCCCCAAAACGCGCCGAGGATCGAAAACGGAACCGAGATCACGCGCACAAGCACGCCGACCATCGCAATCGCTCGAGCGAGCGCGCCGACAGCGAGGGCAGCGACCACGCCGAGGCCCGTTGCGATCGTGCGCAGCGTGTCGACCTGCCCCGGCGATCCCTGGAACAAGAAGCCAAAGAAGCGCTGCAGGAGCGGGACGCTGGTACGGAGCGCGGCGACGATCGGCCCGTAAAAGCCTGTGATCCACGCCTGCGCGTACGGCCATGCCCGTTGAAGGCCCGAGCCAATCGAGCCCAACGCGCCCACGATGCCGTTGAACACGGCCACCGGGTCGACCTGCGCCGCCGCGCCGGTGAGGACGCTGAAAAACCGATCGAGCTGCGCGCTGAATCGCTGCGCGGTTGCGCTCGCAGGGTCCAGCGCCGACGCCATGCGCTCAATGAAGCCGATGATTCGCGCGAACGCGGGCGAGCGCGCGAAGTTGGACTGCAAGAGCAACCAGGAGTTTCGCAGGCGGTTCATCGCTGCCTCGGCGCCGCGCGATTGCGTGTCGAGGGTGCCGCCGAGGCGACCGCCCGAGCGACGAGCGATCACGCCCATGATCGCGCTGATGCCCTGCTGAGCGCTGACCCTGCGGGCCGTGATCAACGAGCGCACCTGGTTGCCGACGGCGGTTTCGTCGCCGCGCAGCCCGCGCGCTCGGCCGATCTCGGCGACCACGTCACCGACGGACAGACCCGCGTCAGCGAGCTGGCCCGAAAGCTCCTCCATCTGGAGGACGCCCTTCGCGCGGATCTGCCGGATGGCGGTGATCGCACGCTCCGCGGCCTGTGGTCCTTCGAGCGCGCCGAGGTCGCCGGCGGCCTGCATCACCTGCGGGATCTCGCTCTGCGAGAAGCCCGCGGCGGTCAACTGAACCATCTGGCGAGCCACGTCCCGCACGTCGAGGCCGAACCTCTGCGCGAACTGCGACGCGCGCTGGAACGCTTGCCCGACGAGCGCAGGGCGGTCCTGCGCGTTCAAGAGCACGCGGAAAGCGCCCTCGGTGCGGTTGCGCCAGTCGGCCGCCTGCACCATCGACTCGCCCAGCGCGAGCGTGATCCGGCCAACCGCGAGCGCAGCGCCGAGCGCCGCGGCACCGATCGCCATGAACGCCCCACCGACCAGCGCGCCAGCGTTGACGCCGCTCGACGCGACCGCGCGCTGACCGCGCACGAGGTCATCGAGCTCGCGACCGACGCGCGCCTCGCGGGCCCCGCGCCGACGACGCAGGCCGCGCTCGATGCTGTCGATCGGACCTCGCGAGCCTGCGCCCTTCGCCGCGCGCGTGACGCGCTCCTGCGAGGCACTGACCGCGTCGAGGCCCTTCGCCACGCGACGCGCGGGACCGCTCGCGCGATCGAGCAGCGCAAGCGTCCATTCGAGTCGATCGCGGCTCATGTCTTCGAGAGTCCCTCAACCAGTGCGATCGTGTGCAACATGAACGACGCTTCGAGCGTCGCGCCCGCTGCGGATTCGTCGGTCTGTTCGCCTCTACGATGCGCGGCGAGACACTCCCCGGCGAAGAGGAGATCGCCCTTGCATCGCTCGTAGAGGCTCAGCGCTTTTTTGCGAGCGCTTCGCCCGTGAGGCCCGCGAGCTCGAGCACGACCGGCCCCAGCTCATCTTCGAGCGCCGGGTATCGGTCGCAGAGCCGCGCGAACTCCTCGCGCGACGGATGCACGAGCGTATCGACGAGGATGCTGTTGAAGCTCCCGCCGTCCTTCGCTTCGGCCTTGAGCCGCGCGTACTCGCCGCGGTTCGGGCGGCGGAACACGAAGAAGTGCCCCGAGGCCTCAGTGAGCCTGCACCCGTCGTCGTCTTCGTCGCCGTACTTCGCGACGGCCGTGTGATGCGCGGCCTCGGCCGCGGCTTTGCGCGCGACCTTCGCCGCGGCGCGCTGTGCTTCGCGGTCGCTCATGCGTCCCTCGACACGAGCCGGCGCCCGTTCCACTCGATCGGGGTCAAGATGGCGAGGTCGAGCTTGATTGCCGAGGGGTCGTTGCCCTGGCTGTTGCTCGCGGAGGGCTTCTTGATCCGCACGGCAGGCAACCTGTCGGTGACCGTCGGCTCGCCGCGCGACGCGTACGTGATCGTGATCGGGAACTCGACTTCACCGAAGCCGTCGCCAAGCAACTGCGTCAGCTCGTCGAATTCCTTGCGGAACATCGTGAGGTCGCCCTCGGCCTCGTAGTCGCCCTGCGTGTGCGCGAGCGGGATGGGGCTCGTGCCGCGAGCCATGCCCGGATCGAGCCCATCGCTGTAGTTGATCTCGCTGATACCGCGAAACTTCCGCCCGCGAATGTCGATCTCGATCGACGCGAACGAGTAGCGGTTGCCGTTGACCTTGGGTTGAGTCGCCACGATTCAGGCTCCTTTTCAGATGGTCGCCCACGGCGACTGGAAACCGATGTCCACAGAGATCGAGCGCGCGTAGCCCTTCGGCGTGACGCGAACCTTGATCTTCAGATCGCGGTTCACGAGCAGCGCGTTCACGCGGTTGACCTGCACCGAAACCGCGCTCGCGTCGCCGTCGTCGGCGCCGGGCGAGAGGGCGGCTTCGAGGGCGGCCTGAATCACCGCCTCGATGCGCCGCGCGTCGCGCTCGTCGATCGTCCCAGGCGCGCCGGGCTGCCCCGCCGCGGTGGTGTTTCCGTCGGCCGCGCTCTTGTTCACCCTCAAGTCTTCGTCGAGGTACTGAAGCGCGCTCGCGCGAGCAATGCGGCAAGCTTTGTCGATCACGCGCCGGTTGGGCACGAGGTCGTAGTCAGAGCCCGCCGCGGCCATCATCCGCCCCGAGGTGACGTAGAACCCCTGCAGCCCGAGGTGCGTCCGCAGCGTGCAGAACCGCTGCGCGTCGAGGGCTTCGCGCTTGCGCTCGTCGCGCCCGATCGCCGAGACCGCCGCGAGCGGGCCGAGGTTGACCTTCGAGGGCATCTCGGCCACGCGGATCGCAGCGAGACGCGCGACGTAGGCCCACGCCGACGGGCGGCGGTAGATGCGCGACGAGACGGCCGAAACCACTTCGTCGTATCCCGCCACGACCGACACGCGGGTGTCAGCGAGCGATGCGAACGCGGTCGTCAGCGCGGAATCGCCGCCAGCCGAATCGGCCACGTCGGGCGCCTCGCACACCGCGTGGATGAATCGACCGGCCGCGAGGGCCGTGCTCATCTGCGTCGCCACCGCGTTGACGATGACGCGGCTCGCGCTCGCGAGCGCAGCGTCGTCTGCGCCGGTCTGCGGCGCGCCGACGACGTGCACGAAGTCGAACTCGGTGGGGAGCGCGAACAGGGCCGCAAACGCGGTGTTGAGGTCTGAGGCCGTGAGCTCGGGGGCCTTCGTGCTGAACGACACGAGGTCGCCAGCGTCGAGCGAGCCGGTCAGGACCACGGTGATTCCCGTGTTGGGGATCACGTACGACGCGGCGAGGGTGACCTCGGCGCCGTAGGTGTCGCCGCCGTCGAGGCTCACGCGCATCGCGCCGACCGTGGCCGCGCCCGTGCGGGTGATCAACAGCCTGACCTGGTACGCGTCGAGCGGCGCGCTGCCGGTCGTCGCGAAGGTGCCCGTCGAGCTCGCGATGCGCGTGTAGCTCACGGTGCCCGCCGTGCCGGCCGTCGAGGGCGTGACCCGCATGGCAAGCACGGGACGGGGCGCGCGGCCTCGCGTCGCGCTCACGAGCGCCTGACACACGGCCTCGGTGAGCGGACCCTGTCCGAGCGCGTCGATGGCCGCCTGAACGTCGCTGAACGTCTGCAACTGCAGCGCGGTGCCGCTCGAGCACACGCCCAGCTTGACGTGAATGCCCTCGGCCGCTTCGGGCAGGATGCCCAGCGCGCCATCTTGAATCGTGGTGGAAACCGCAGGAATCGGCATTGCTCAGCCCTCGCCAGCGTCGAGCTGGCCGTCTGTGGTGGATGAATCGGTGGAATCGAAAGCGGTGGTGAGCGCGCGCACGGTGGGGCTCTCGCTCGACGGCTCGAACAGCGGGATCGCGACGCCGAACATCAGCGTCAGCACCACGCCCGTCGAGGCCCAGGACACAGCCACGCGGAGCACCTGGAACGGCAGCACCGTGGGCCCGAGCTCTTGCACGATCGCCCAGCTCACGAGCTCGATGAGCGCCTCTGCGGCGGCTTCGTCGGTCGCCCAGCAATGGGCCGCGACGCTGCGCGTCCACACGCCGTGAATGCGTTGCGTCTCGTGCAACGCGCTGGCGTCGGTGGGCGGCGCGATCGTCTCGGTTTCGCCCTCGTCGTCGACCCAAACGACGCGCGGCGGCGCGCTGTTGATCGCGACCGAGCGCGAGCCGTACGCGAACCGCGCCGAGGGCACGAGCCGCGAGACGTGCGCTTCGATGAGCGCGAGCACCTGTCGGAGCCTGCTGTCAGCCACGGAGCGCCTCTTCGATGCTCTCGGCGATCGTCTTGCGGATCCGCGCCGCCCACACTGCGGGCAACGAATCGCCGACGGGGAAGAACGGACGCGCGGGGACCTTCGCGCGAGGCGCACCGAACTGGTGATGCACCGCGTACTTCGTCTTCACGCTCGTGACGACGTTCGTTCCGATGGCTCTGCTTTTCAGTGAGCGACGCGTCTTGCCCGTCTTTTCGAGCAGAGGGTGGAAGTACTTCCGCTTGCGGGGCGCCCAGGGCTCACCCTCGACGCTCGCGCGGCGCTGCCACGGCCGATCGCTCAGCTCCTGCAGCACCGGCGCGACCTTGTGCGCGACAGCGAGAGCGAGGCGGCCGGCGCCGACCTTGTGCAGCTTCGCAGCGGCTGCGCGCAACGCAGCGTCGCTGCCCGTGAGCTTGATCGCGACGCTCACCAGCCCCTCCGCGATGAGGTGTGAACGATCGATGCGCCGCGAACCGCAACCTCTGCGGGTGCAGGGTCGGGCACGGGAGGCTCGGTGCAGAGGGCGACGCGACGACGGCGGTTCGCAATCTCGCTGAGCCACTTCTGAGCGTCTTCGAAACGCTGTCGGATCACGATGTCTTGGGCGAGGTCGGGATTGAATCCCCGACGTGCCATCAGGTACCAGGCTGCGATCGCCACAACGGCGCCGGTGAGGTCGGCGGACCATGTGGCGAGCGGAGTCCGGTACCCAGCACCACGCAAAGCCCCATCGGCTTCTTGCGACGCGCGCTCGAGAGCGGCGGCGATCGTGCCGGGGTCGAGTTCTTCGAGCACCGCGGCGGGGTAGCCGTGCTGCTCGAGATCGGTCTGCGTGGCGTAGGGCATCGGTCGGGTCTCAGGGTTGCGGCTCGGCGGCCGGTGGGGCCGTCAGCTCGTCGAGCATCTTCTGCAGCTCGGCGGCCTTCGCCTCGGCAGCGTCGGCGCGCTCGCGCGCATCGGCCGCGACCTTGGCGAGCTCGTCACGCGCGAGCTGCGCTTCTGCGGCTTCGGCGTTCGCCTTCTTGAGCGCCTCGGAGGGCTTGGGAGCCTCAGCCTTCGGGAGCGACACCTTCGGCGCATCGTGCGGGTCGGCGACGGTGCCGCCGGCCTCGCGGATCTGCTCGAGCAGCGCTTGATAGCGGTCGAGCAGCGCGGAGTAATCCCCGCGCGAAACGGGCCCTGCCTTGTTCATGCCGGGCTCAGTTGTGGCGGAGGATCACGACGCCGGGGCGGGTGTCCGCGACCGCGCGGCGGAAGCGGTGCGCCACGTAGTACGTGTTCACCGCGATCAGCTCGCTGTCGGTGAGGGGCTCGCGCACGCTCTCGACGAGGGGCTTCGTCGAGTGCCAGAGCAACAGCGAGCGCTGCTTCATGAGCACGCTCGTGAACTTCGGCTGCGTCGAGTTGTAGAGGTTGTCGGCGTTGTACGTGCCGACGGGGAAGTTGAGCGTGAGGCCCGTGGGCATCCCGTTCAGCTTCATCTCGTACGTCGCCGCCGTGAGGACATCGCTCTCGGACCACGTCGAGCCGCCGTCGAACGAGTAGCGGAACGTCGCGGTGCCTCGCGAGCCGCCGGTCTGGATGTCGACCTGCACCATGTCGAGCGCCAGCGTGGTCTCGCCGGTGATCGTGACCGCAGGGGGCGTGGTGCCCGTCGCGACCGGAGCGACCGGGAACGAGATCGGCGCGCGATCCGAGATCATCACCGGGACGCCGGCGACGCGGATGATGTCCCCGTCGACAGGCGGGCCAGCGTGCAGCGGGCGAAGCTGCGAATCGACCTCGGCCACGAGATCGAAGTAGGCCTTCGAGTGGCAGACCACCATCCCGAGGTTCTCTTGCTCGTCGCCGAACGGACGGCGTCCGTCGACCACGAACGACCACGAGAGCCGCACCGGGGTACCGCTGTTGAAGCGGTCGATGATGTGGTTCGACGGCAACCCCACTGGGTTGGTCGCGACCGAGATCAACGAGCGGTCCCAGCGTCGGCCGGTCGCTGCGTTGAGCTGCCGGGTGTACTCCGCGTAGGGGTCCGCGAAGGCCTCGGCCATCTTCTTCCAGTCGCTCAGGCGAATCGCCTTGCCCGACCGGGACACGCTGGCCTCGTCGCGCACGCCATCGGGGATCGTCGCGACCGAAAGCGCGACGCCTTCGGCCACGTCTTCGAGGTCGCCGAGCAGGTTGAAGTGCGGGATCTCGATCTTGTCGCCGCCGCGCGCCGAGAGCGGCAGGCTGGCGTTCATCACGACAGCGAGCGAGCCGAGCAAGGCTTGCTTGCCCTTGAAGTTGGCCCGGACGGTGTCCTGCAGGACTTCCGGGATGAACGCGTTGTCACGAGTGTTCGACATGTTGTGTCACTCCAAACGGTGGGGGGTTGGTTGCCGCGCTCCGCTCAGAGAGCGCCGCGCTTCTCCGCGTCAGCGCGCAGCGCGCGGTACGCCTCGGGGTTGGACTGG